GCCGGACCGCGACACCGGGTCGACCGGCGGTTCCGGCGCCGGCTCGTCGGCCGCCGCTTCATCCACCGCACCACCGTCTCCGGCCATCATCGCCGCGAGGTCGGACTGGCTGAAGCCGACGAGGTTCATGTCGAACCCGATAGCTTTCAAATCCAGCAGTTCCGCCCGCAGCATCGCGGCATCCCAGCCGGCATTGAGTGCGATCTGATTGTCCGCCAGCCGGAACGCCCGCGCCTGCGCCTCGGTCAGATGCCCGAGCCGAATCGCGGGTGCCGTTTCCAAGCCCAGCTTACGGGCCGCCAGGACACGACCGTGCCCGGCGATCAGCGTGCCGGCTTCATCGACCAGCACCGGATTAACGAAACCGAACTCGACGATCGACGCCGCGATCTGCTCCACCTGCTCGTCCGAATGCGTCCGCGCGTTCGTGGCATAGGGCAGCAGCCGCGCCAGCGGAACCGCCTCGACGCGAAGGTCTTTCTGCATGGGTGACCTCCCGGTCGATCCGTTCCGCTGGCGTGCTGTCATGGGTGCTGGCCGATCAGACGAGTTGCACGCTCCGGATGCGGCCCGTCAGGCCGTCGATCCCACCAGTCTCCTGCACCCCGATCGTGGCGAGCAGCTTGACCCGGTCGCCGCGGACCAGTCCCGTGCCCGTCAGGGTGAAGGTCAGGTTCGAGCCGCCGGCCACGATTGTGCGCAGGGCTGGCGTCACCGTGATCGCCGTGGTTGTGCCGGTCGATGTGATCTCTTCGGCCGCCACCGAGAGGGTGGTCGTGCCCGGTGTGCCAGCGCCGGTGTAATCGGCGTTGAACGTCGCGACGATGGAGGCACCGTCGGTGTAATCCGGCGGAAGATTGAACTCCCACATGACGTGGTTGTACTTGGTGGTGCCGATCGCCTCCTGGCCGATGACGCGGACCGCGCCGAACAGGTCAATCAGGCAATCATCCGCACTTGCGGGCACGGTGTCGTGCATGCCGGTACCGCGCGGGGTCTTGCCGTCGGTCAGAATCAGCTTCTTTGCGTTCATCGGTAGGTGCCTTTCGATGGGGCGTTGAAACCAACAAGATGTTGGCTGGAGACCGTCACGTTGACGGACATCACCACGAGCGGCACCGCCATGACGGCCGGCCGGTTGCGTGGGCTTATTGGGGAGTGAAGTGTGTCGCGCCGCTGTCGCGGTCAGGCCGCGTCCGCGACGTCCGGTCGTGTCCGTTCCAGGGCCACGTCGTCATAAAGTCGGCCGTCGTCGGCCAGCATCACCGGAACGTCGGGATGCAGCATCCGCCAGCGCGCAATCGTCAGATCGACATATTCCGGTGCCAGTTCGATTGCGCGCACGCGACGGCCTGCCCGTTGACCCGCCAGAATTGTGGTGCCGGATCCGGAGAACGGTTCGAATACGATGGCCTCGCCATCGGTGTATGCCTGCATCAGGAATTCCGGCAGCTTCACTGGGAACACCGCCGGATGCTCGGTCTCGATGCCGCGCGCCTTGTGCCGGGTGATGCGCAGCACGTTGTCCGGGATGCGCATGTCCTGCACGCCCTGGCCGGCGTGGGTCCATTCGCCCACTGTGCCGTCCTTGCCGCGCAACCCGCCTTTCTCGCTGTTGACGTGACCGGCCCAGCGGCAGGGGACGATCTTGTTCGCCTGTCGGGCGGCGCGGTTGAAGTGGAAGATGAACTCGAACGAGGGTGCCAGCCGGCCGTTCCAGTCACCCGGCAGACCGGGGCCCTGGTCCCAGACCGCCAGGCCGAACCGACGCCATCCCGCGGCGCGCATCCAGTCCAGCCAAGCTTGCCAATACGGCTGCCATTCACCATCGCGGTGGATCATGCCGAGGTTCACCAGAACCTGGCCGTCGTCCGTCATGACATCACCGATGCCGCCGAACACGCCGCGCATCAGCACATCCCAGTCTCCGATCCCGCCGGTGGTGTAGTTCCGTTGGTTCCCGTAGGGCGGGCTGGTGAACAGCAGCGACGCCCGATCGCCATCCATCAGTCGGCTTACGGCGGCCGCGTCAGTCGAGTCCCCGCACAGCAGCCGATGCTCGCCCAATAGCCAAAGGTCCCCGGAGCGCGTCACCGCGGCGCGGGGTGGTTCCGGATCGGCGTCTGCCGGATCGTCCGCGTCCGCCTCGCCATCCAGCGCGACGGGCGCCGTTTCGGTCGGCGTTGGCGCCATCAGGTCCGCGATCTCGGCGTCGCTGAACCCGGTCAGCGCCAGGTCAAAGCCCATGGCCTTGAGGTCGCCCAGCTCAAGCGCCAGCGTCTCCGTGTCCCAGCCTGCGTTCAACGCCAGCTTGTTGTCGGCGAGCAGGTAGGCGCGGATTTGTGCCTCGGACCACCCGCGCGCCACCATGACGGGGACATCGTCCAGCCCGAGCTTCTGAGCCGCCAGCACCCGGCCGTGGCCCGCGATGATGGTGCCGGTCTCGTCCGCCAGCACCGGGTTGGTGAAGCCGAACTCCTGGATGCTGGCCGCTATCTGGGCGACCTGCTCGTCGCTGTGCGTGCGCGCATTCCGCGCATACGGTGCCAGACGCGCGAGGGGCCAGCGTTCCGTCTTGTCCGCTGGCCAGCCGGTATTCGCGGGTTTGGCGGTCATTTGGAGCCTTTCCGGGCAGGAAAAGGGCTGCTTCGCCCCTAATTCCGGGCCATTTCGCGACTGATTTGTCTCGCTGCGCGAGAATTTCCGAGGCCGCCGCAACCGCAAACCATTGATTCAATGGCGAGTCCGATCTTCGCGGTGGCACCCACCCCCCGCTCGCAATATCGCGGGATTCAACGCAAATCCCCCGTGCGGGTCTCGCCCCTTGAGACGCCAGACTTTCGATCCCCCATCCCCCCTGGAGGGTCAGGCGTGTCCGGCGCGCCAGGGATGGGCCGGATCGCGCGGCATTCCCGTCGCGTCGCAGCCGGCGAGCCGAATGAGCGCGTGAGGGCGATGCGGCCGTCCGAACCCACCGTCGCGGATCGCGGTCTTTGCCGAATGGCACGAGGCACACAGCGCCTGCACGTTCGCTGGATCGAAGTCGGCCCCATCACGACGCCGTGGCACGATGTGATCGACGTTTGTAGCGACAATCCCACAGCCGGGCACTTCGCAATTCGGCCGGGCCTGCAGCACCGACGCCCGGAAGCGCCGCCAAGTCTTGCTCTGATAGAAGCGGTCTCCGGGCATCGACGCTGTATCCAATCCTCGCAGAAGAACCGATTTCACCCTGGCCGCGCTGCGCTTGCAGCTTTTTGAGTTGTGCACATCATACCCCCTGCGAATTTCATTACGCAACGCGACATTTCTACGCAGCACTACGCGCATCTACGCTTTGGACAAGAAAATTTGACTCGCTGAATGTTTTTGTCTGCCGTCACGCCGCCCTCGACCGCGGCAGCAGCCCGAAGTGAGCCGCCAACACGCTCAGAGTTGCGGTAAGGATTCCCTGTGCCTGCGCCGGGTGGACGGGCCGTCCACCCCAACCCTGGCGCATCGCCCATTCCCGCACGGAACACTCCCTGCCAAGGACGTGCCACGCACAGGAACCAGCGGCGCTGTCATGGCCTCCCAGCACGTCCAGGGCCTCGGCGATCTTCCGACGGGCATCGACGTTGTGCTCCGACAGCGTGTCGGCCACCTTGCCCGGCAACCTCGTCAGTTGCGACGTGCGCATGTCACTGAGCGCGGCGCTACGGAACAGATTCCGGAAGACCACACCGGCATCGTGCATCTCCGGCGTGATCGTGCCTTTCGACAGCATGATGCCCAGCGTGTCGGCGGCGCGATGGTGCACGACCTCCACACCGGTGTCGGGATCGATATCGAAGCTGGGCGGATTGAAATCACCGTGCTGCCGCCGCCAGACAGTCGGCTTGGCGAGGTCCTCACGCCGGCCCGTTGCCGGCTTCCGTTTCCGTTGCTTACCGGCCATGGCCGTGCCCTCCGTTACGCGGCCCCCAGCGCCGCGTGGCTTCGTTGATGACCGCCTGACGCAGCCAGGGATCGGTGATGTCCGCGACCGGCAGGGCGACGACGCCCTGCTCGTGCCAGGCGCGGCGGCGCATCGTGTCGATCTCCAGCGGGGTGGTTGGACTGCGGGCCAGGTCCAGGCAGGACCGGGCGGGACGGGGTGCGTCGTAGAACCTCATGCCAGGCCTCCCCGCGCATCGGTTGCCCACAGCAGCAGCGCGAGGGCATCGGCCTCGTTGTCGTCGGCTGGGCTGAAGCCGCGCGCCTTCATGGCCGCGATCATCGCCGCCTTGTCGGCATTGCCCTTGCCGGTGGCGAAGCGCTTGATGGTGCCGACAGGAACGCCCTCGTAAGGGATGGCATGCATTTCCGCCCAGGCTGTCAGGGTGGCGAGCAGACCGCCGAACACGTGTGCCGCGTCGGTGCCGACATGGCGGCGGACTTCCTCGAACACGAGCCGATGGAACGGGCCGCCGAGCCGGGCAATCTCCTGCAGCCATCCATTGAACCGCAGGTAGCGCATACCGCCGCCCTCGAAGCGGCTGGGCTTGAACGTCATGGTGCCGGAGGTGATGCGGTCATCTGTGCCTCGCAGCGCCCAGCCTGTGGTTGTGCCCAGATCGAGGGCGAGGATCGCCGGCAGCCCGGTCAGCACGGGCGGGAACAGCGGTGGCAGGGTAGGGGCACTTGCGCTTGGCGCGGGCGCCATGAGAGTCGCGTAAGCCATGGTGATCTCCTGAGCGGGGAACAGTGTGGTCAGGGCGACGGCGGCCTGGTTCTTGGCGGAGCTGGCTGCCGTCGTCCGTCCGGGTCTTGGGTCGGGTCCTGGTGGGTGGACCGCGAGCAAAAACTGACCCACCCGGGTGTGGTGTGCGCGCGCCGTTTAGGCGCACGCGCACACCCCCCGTAGGGGGGTAAAAATCTGGCAACTTGGCAACTGGTCGTAGATCACTGAAATCGCAGGAGAAAAAGCAGTTGCCAGAGCAGTTGCCAGAGTTGCCAGTTGGCAACTGCTCGCGGCTCGTAAGCATTTGATTTCCAACAAAAAGCAGTTGCCAGAAAGGAGCAGTTGCCAAGTTGCCAGATTGGCAACTGCCCTGTTTCTGGCAACTGGTCGGGGTGTTCATGGCGTCTCTCTGCCGGGGGCGCGGACCCACACTTCGGGGTTCTCAACCTCGATCGCAGCGCCGGTGGTGGGCTCCTTGAAGTGGCTGGGCAGAACCCGCCGGAAGACGGTGGTGATCTCCCCGGTGTCGGGATCCACCGTCTCCTCACCAGCGCCGAACTCCATATCCTCGATAACGAGGTAACCGAACTTCGACCGGCAGTAAGGCAAGCCGAACGGACTGCCGTCCTTGAGGAACTTGATGTAGCCCTTGGTGGCGAGAACGCTGACGCGCTCGCGGATGGTGGAGTTGCCCCCAAGGCCACCCTGGTTTTCGAACTGCTCGGCGAATTGCGAGCTCGTGTAGAGGCGGCCCTGCGCGGCCTCCTCGGCCAGCTGTGTTAGGATGACGTCGTGCCGGCGCGCGCGCTCGGCATCGAGCTTGCGGCCGATATCCTGCCTGACCAGGCGCTCGCCCTGCCGATCCAGTTCAACCCAGGCGCCGCCGCGCTTGTCGACCAGCATCGGCGGAAGTGCCGGACCGTTGCGCAACTCGATATGCAGTTCCCGTGCTGTTTGTTCCTCATCCGGCCGGAACAGGATCATGCCCGAGGTGTAGAAACCCCGTAGCGCGCTGGCGCCGGACAGGGACAGGAACGGGTCGTCCTTCACCTGCTGCTTGCTGAGCTTCTTGGTATGGTGTGCCAGGATGACGCCCGCGTCGGGCGCGACCTGGTCGCGGAGGGCTTCCACCCGGCTTTGCAGGAAGAACAGCATGGCGGCGTTGTCGTTCTCGCCTTCGCCAGCCGGACCGCCATCGAAGAGGTTCCGGATGGGATCGATGCAGATCACGTCGGGCGGCGCGTCCGGGAAAGCCTGGCGGATCGCGGCAGCGATCAACGCCACGCCTTGCTCATCCAGCAGCAGCCGCAGTTTGGGCGTGACGACGAGCGTGTCGCGGGCGCGTGCGATGACAGCGGGATTGGTGCGGAGCTGCTGCAGGCGCTCGCGGAGGTAGTGGTACTGGATTTCCGCCTGTAGGTAGAACACCCGGAGCGGCCGGGACGCCGTGAAGCGCAGAAAGGACGCGCCGGCGGCGGCGTGCACCAGCAGGTTGATCAGGAAGTCCGACTTGCCGACCTTGGGCGCGCCGCCGAGCACGAGCATCCCGCCCGGCGTGAGCAGACGCGGCCCGATCAAGTCGTCCGGCATGGGCGAGGTGTCGTCGAGCAGGGCGCCCAGGGTGTGGGTGGGGACAGCGACCGGCGGGGCGTCGGCACGCAGGAGCGGCGGACCGTTGCGCTCGACGTGCAGCGCCCAGAGCGCGTCGGCCTCCGCCTTCAGGCGATCCAACGGCCAGGCGGGACGCAGGCAGGCGGCGTTGTAGCCGCAGATCGCCTCCCAGCCCTGATCGGGTGTCAGGCGGCCGTCATGCACCATGCGGACGAAGTGACCGATCGCCGCGCTGGCCCCCTGGAAGCGGCTCCAGGCGTCCTGGGCGCCGTCTCGAACCGGGGTGGTAAGGATGTCATCAAGGCGGGGTCGGTCGCCCGCTGGTCCCGGATGACGCTGTTCCAGCCCGGGCAGGACCGGCATGGCGGCGACAGCATCTGCCAACGCGGCGAGGTCAATCTCACGCTGAGGATTGTGGTCGCGGATGGCGACGATCCGCTGAGCGCCATGCTTCCGATAGACGGTGCCCGCCACCCGGATGGGCTGGTGGGCTGACCGGAAATGCGCGTCGCCGCCGACCTTGTCCGCGATTTCCCCGCGCAGGGGGCAGAGCCGGGCGAGATCAGCGCCCTCGGCCGGCTCGGTGAGCCGCCACCATGCATGCAGCTTGGCCGCCCCCTCGGCGGTGCGCCCGCCGCTCTCGACGAGGAGGGTGGGCTGACCCAGGTGCTGGACCAGATGAGTGAGTTTGGCCGCGACATCGCCGGCATCGAGATCCACCACCACAGCCTGCATCTGCAGGACGTGCTCGGCTCGGGCCTGGCCATGTTCCGTCACGGTGCCGGGGATGACGTAGACAGCGGTGCCTTCACGGGCGGCCCAGGTCGCGTAGGTGGCGAGCAGGTTGGGCGCGGTATTGTCCGCCGGGATCCAAATGTTGTGCGGCCGGGTATCGAGACCCTGTCCGACATCGACGAACCCGCGCACCGGGATCAGGCCTTCGCAATAGCCGAACACCACATCGAGGAAGGTGGCGATCGCAGACGCATCGATCGCGATCGTCCCATCATTGGGGATGTCGACCGGGTGCTCGGCGGGCCTGTCCTCTGCCGTCATCATCACCGCGTCGTTGAAGTCGCCCCAAACATTCACGCTGGCAGGCTCCAGCAGCGCTTTGCCCAGGGGCAGAAGCGGCATTCGTAGAAGTCGGGACTGGTGGCGATACGCGGCAGCAGTTCGCCGGCATCGGAGGCCCACAGGATGCGGACCGCGCGATCGCTCATCCGCTGGGCCAGCTCCGCGTCGAAGGGCACCAGTTCGTGGTAGAGGTCGGCGGTGTCCTTGTTGATGGCGGTGAACAGCGCCGGGTTGTCCGCGATGCCGGGGACCGCGGCGTCCATGTAGGCTTGGTAGACGGCGACCTGCGCGGCGTAGACCGGCTTGGCGAGGGCTACGCCCTTGCTGGAGGTCTCCCGCCAGGCTTTGGCGTTCATGGTCTTGCATTCCCACAGGGCGGGGAACGCCATGCCGGGGATCTCGGGACCGCCGGCCAGAATGCCGTCGACATGGCCGCGGATACGCCCGCCCGCGACGGCGAAGCCGAACTGCTCGCCGTCCGACTGGTTGCCTTTGCGGGTGTAGAGATCAAAGCCGGCGTTGCGCAGCCAGGCCACGGCGAGGTCTTCCAGGGCATGGCCGATGCCGAAGATGCGGAGCAGCCTGCCCGGGAAGTCGGCGCCTTCGTCCTTGGGCGCATGCAGGAATTCGAACTGCAACGCCCGCTCGCAGGCGTGGCCGAGCCGGGAGCCGCCGAGATAGTCCCGGGGCGGCGTCGCCGCGTGGTTCGCCCGCAACGCGGTGTCGATCACCGCATTGACGTGATCGGCAACCTTCGCCTTATGGTTGTAGTCGATCATCAGAACGGAATCTCCGAATCATCGATGCGGGCGCTGGCGTGCATGGCGTCCTGGAAACGGCCGACCGCGACCGTGATCAGCGTCACCACCTGGTGTTCGGTGAGGTCCTGAAAGCGGGTGCTCCAGCCGATCTCGCCCATGATCTCGGCGACGGGTTTGACGGCGGCGGCAATGGCGGCCTGCTCTTGTTCGGTGATGTCAACCATGGCGAACGATCTCCTTGCCAGGCGCGTCCAAAAGCCCTGGCACGACATGGAACAGAACGAGACGGACGGGCGTGGTTGCTTCCCCGGCACGGGATCGAACCAGCCGAATCCCCGCGCCGAACGCCGGCAGACGGCGCACGGCGGAACCGGAGCGGGCATGGCCGTTCATGCTGCTTCCCGCCGGCCGTCGTCGTTGGCTGCGAGGACCAGGCTCCGGATGGCCTGTTTGTTGAACTGGAAGGTCAGCAGGGCGGACGCTTGGTAACGGGTCATGCCGAGATCGGCCCGCGCCGCGGGCGGCAGGTAGGTCAACTGCCGCTCGGTCGGTGATTCCCGCAGCCAGGCCTTGCTCTTGTGGGCGCTTTCGTCGGTCTCGTGCTCGTTCAGCCAGTCATCGGCGGCGGCGAGGCAGACCATGCGTTCGCCGATCGCCAGCAGCCGTGTACGGTGCGTCTTGCCGCCCCCGACCGCGTGCCAGCGTCCGTTGAGGCAGAAGATGCCGCCCCAGGCGTTGAAGCCGTTCGCGATCAGGGCCGCATCGTCACCGAACAGATCGCACCACTGAAAGCTGGACCGCTTCAGCAGGTCGATCTCGGTCATGAGGAAGTCGGTGAGCAGACCTGGCTCATGCCCGCCGGCCTCGAAGATGTGCCCGCAGATCGGGCACTGCATGACGGCGATGGGGATTTCCGCCCCGCAGTCGGGACAAATCTTGGTTGGTGCCTCGCCGTCCCCTGGCTGGCTGTCCAGGTTCACATCCTGTTCGAGGCAACCGTGTTGCAGGGATGACGTGCCAAAATCCAGCACGATGCAGTCACGTTTGATGACGCCGGGAAACTCCTCGGGATCGACGATGCGCAGTCCGCGGCCGACCATTTGGATCATGGTGCATTTGAACGAACTGGGACGCAGCAGCACGACACAGGAGGTCGGCGGGTGGTCCCAGCCCTCGGTCAGCACCGCAACGTTGACGACGATCCGGACCTCGCTGCTGGCATAAGCGGCCAGGGCGTTGCGTCGCTCCCGCGCGTGCATCTCCCCGGTGACCAGGACGGCGGACATGCCGGCGGCATTGAAGGCGGCCGCGACATGTTCGGCATGCGCGATGGTCGAACAGAACACTACCGTTTGCCGATCTCCCGCCTTTTCCTGCCAGTGACGGACGACGGCATCGGTGATCGGCACCCGGTCCATGACCTTGGCGACCTCGGCCATGTCATAGTCGTCGCCGGTTTGGCGCACCGCCTGCAATTCATCCCGCACACCGACATCGATGACGAAGGTCCGAGGCGGCACCAAGTGACCGGATGCGATCAGTTCGCCCAGCCGGATCTGGTCGGCGACATTGGAGAAGACTTTCCGCAGTCCCTGGCGGTCGCCCCGGTTGGGGGTGGCGGTGACGCCGTATACTTTGCACATCGGGTTCCGATGCAGCGCCCGGTCGATGATGCGGCGGTAGCTGTCGGCGATGACGTGATGGGCCTCATCAATCACCAGCAGGTCGAGGGCGGGCATGGCGTTGAGGTTGCTCGGTCGTGCCAGCGTCGGCACCATGGCGAAGGCAACCTGGCCGTCCCAGGACTTCACCGACGCGTCGACCACCGAGGTTGTGATGGTGGGATTGACCCGGGCGAATTTCGCCCTGTTCTGCGCGGTCAATTCGTCGCGATGCGCGAGCACGGCCGCTTTTGCCGCCGTGGCTTCCAACATCGTTCCGGCCACAGCGGAAAACAGGATAGTCTTGCCGGCACCTGTAGGAGCCACACCCAGCGTGTTCCCGTGCTCGTCGAGCGCGCGAACGCTACGCTCGACGAACAGCTTCTGGCGGGGACGAAGCATCATGGCCGGTGACCTCAGCGAGCCCAGGTGGGACGCTGGTCGGTGGCGGCGGAACCCGCCGCCGGGGTAGCCGCCGGGAATGCGCCCTGTGCCATCGGCGGCGTGCTCGCGGGGGGCGTGCTGGCAGGCGGCGGCATGTACCGCGGCGCGGCGGCCTGGGAGCCCATGATATGGGCGTATTCCCGGTGGTCCGGGGTGACCGCGCCACGAATTTCGTTCTTGGCCTCGCCGTTGGTGTCGGTGCCGTGGTCGATGCGCGCGATGAATTCGAGACCGTCGAGGTCAGCAAAGCCGCTGATCCGACGCGCGGCTTGCGCCTGGGGCGATACGTCTTTGTCAGACAGCCCGCGTGCGGAGTTCAGCATGCCGCGAACGAACCCGCGCCCCATGTTGCCCCAGTCAGGACCCTTCGGGCTGTACAGGCCGATCAGGGTGAAAATCTTCCGCTTGGCGTAGGGTCCTTCCAGCACCGTGAATTCACCGTTGAGGTAGACGGCGCCGCTGTTGCCGCGGGTGGCGTAGCCGCCCGTCCAGCCCTGGCTGGCATCATCGAACCCGCCAGGGCGGATGCTGAGCCGCACCTTTGCCAGTGTTCCCTTTGGGATCAGGTTCGGATTCTGGGTGGCGTCGTTGTAATCGTTCCAGGAACTCATGACATTAACTCCTTGCCGTCAGGCGCGGTCGGGGGATTCGGTGATCGGGGAAGATGGCCGGTCGAACGCCAGCCGCTCGGCCACGGGTTTTGCGGGGCCGCTGATCTTCGCCATCAGCTGGCCGAGATGCGGTGCTTCGATCAGGTCGAGGCGGCCGGACCGGTCCTTCGCGGGGAAGCCCCACGGGTTGAGCGTCTGGCAGACGAAGGCGCGATGGAGCTGGCCGTCGTCGGCTTTGATCTCGGCCATCGTGATGACTTCATCGACGATTCCTGGCAGTTCGAGGCCGGTCTTCGCTCCCTCGATTTGCGGGATGAAAACCTTGCGGTTGAAATCGTCGAGTTTTTCGTCGAGGACACCAACGAAGATGATGTTCTTGCCGCGCGTGTGCTGCAGGTGTGTCAGCCAGCCAATCATTTCGCGGCCATGCAGACCGTAGGCGCCGCGGATGTCGGGCTTCCCGGTCTTTTCGGAGAAGGCCTCGGGTTGGCCGCGACACCACTGAAAACAGAGGCGGCCCGCGACAGTGATCGAGTCGATGAAGACCGTCTCGTAGCGGTCGAGCACCGCCGGGTCGCCGAACCGCTCGCACACCGCCGCATGATGGGCGGGGCTGAAGGGTTGGTCATCCCGAAGCGACGGGTTCGGCCCGCCGATGAAGACCGCGAAGTCTCGGCATTCCTGCCAGGTGCGCGGCCGGATAGTATCGCCGGGCCAGCCCTCGATGGCGAGGTCCCCGGCTTCCAAATCCATGAACAACGTGGCGCAGGTTTGCGCCGCCGTGGTAGACATTAACGTCCACAACAGAGATGTTTTGCCGATCCCAGGCTTGCCGAAGATGGCCGCCTTAATGCCGCGGCGTTCGGCCAGGCGCTGGTCGGCGGTAATGATCGGAAGGCTCATCGTGAGCCTCCCTTCGGGTCGCCCGCCACGGCCATGGCGATGCCGTTGACGCCAGCCTGGTGCGGGACACGGAGGATATCGAGGAGGTGTGACAGGGAATCATTACGCTCGCCTGGGGCCGCGAGCTTGCATGTGCGGTTGGTGATATTCATGACCGCGCCCTCAAGCCGTCGCGTGGGAGGGCGTGCCGGAGGTGTTCTTGCGGATTTGCTCCGTCTCGAACGCCTCGACATCTTCAAGCCGGTACACAACCCGGCCGCCGATTTTGATGTATTGCGGGCCTTCACCCGTCCAGCGCCACCGCTCCAACGTGCGGTGCGAAATATTCCAGCGAGCCGCCACCTCGATCTGGTTCAGGTGCCTGATGGTCATTTGGTACTCCTGCGGTTTCGGTCAAAAACCTGCGGAGAACCTGGCGTTAGCGGATCGTTCTGTCGGCGGGAGCGTCGGTGGGTTGGCGATGGGCTAAGGGAGGATGGGCGGCGGATGGGCGGCGGATGGATTTACGCGGAACTACTCTACAGCAAGACGATACTTGCCTCGATGATCCGATAGCAGCAACGTCCCCCAGCAAGGGTGGGCGCGAAACAGGTTGCCCATCTTCATGGCGGCATCTGTCGAACCGGCGTTGGTCAAAGTGGCTTTTCCGGATCGCCACGGGTTCGCCGTACCTGCTGCCTCGTGTAGCAGCTTGATAACCGCTTTCTGGATATCGCCGGTAAAGCGATAGACGCTGCCTCGCAGTGTGACCTCCGAATAGTCGGACAAATATGTGAACACATGTCCTGTGGCCGCGACCGCAATGGTACCATTCGCTGCTTCCATGGTACGGGTGTGGCAAAGCCCGTGCTCCTCGCGTCCGGCTTGAACGAGGCACTGGCGAATCTTCGACCCCAGATCATGCCCGTCGAGACTAAGTGGCTTACGGATGAAATCGTCCGCTCCACTCTTAAATGCTCGGACCACGTCGTCGTGTTCCTTGGCGTGGCCACTCACCACCAGCACCGGAAGCAGGTGCATCTCGGGTGCCGCACGATGAGAATGAGGGAATTGGCGGCGGATATCTTCGAGCAGCGTCATTCCGGCGGACACATAGGGCTTGATGGAATCGCGATCAGCCTTGATCTGCAGGTCCAATAGCACATAGCAGAAGCCTCCGCCCGTGATGAGCGCGAGTGCGTCCGCCTTTGTTTCCGCGTGAATACTGTCATGTCCGAACGAACGTACGAGGTCCTTGAGTTCGGCTGCCATCTCCGGCTCGTCCTCTACGATCAGTGCGACGTGTGGACCGGCCATGGGTTTAGTCCTCAGCCCTGATCTGTTCCACCGGCAGGATAATGGACACGGTTGATCCCTCTCCTTTGCGGCTTTGGATTGCCAACGTGCCCTGATGGTCGGTTTCGATGAATTTTTTCGCCAGCGGCAACCCGAACCCCATGCCATCTGGTTTGCCTGAACTGTACAGTAGGACGCAGTCACGGAGCGCTTCCTCGCCCATTCCGCAGCCATTGTCGGAAATAATGATCGAAATCTGCGCATCTTGCTGTCGAGTCGCGGAAATGGTGAGCTCCGCCTGATGATCGAGGCCCTGGCAGGCCTCGACGGCATTGGCTATGATGTTAATCAACGCCTGAAGCAAACGCGACCTATTGGCTTCGATTTTAAGTGATGCATCGACATTGTAGCGGACCACAAGTCCGGCGACAGGAAGGTCGATCGAGCCTCGGGCCAGCTCCTCGGCCTCCTTGAGCATCGCGAGTACATCTTCGTCGGTAAATTCCCCCGTTGCCTCGGTAACGAACTCCCTGAGATTATCAAGAATTTCGGCGAGCAGCCTGACCCGGCTGTGTGCGCGGCGTACGTGAGTCAGGCTCCTCACGGGGATGCCAGGGATGTTGCCGATCTCCCGTTCAAGATTGATCAGTGAAGCATCAAGGGGAGAAATTACTCGATTGATTTCGTGATAAGCCGCGCGCACAAACTGAAGATGAAGATGATCAGCGATTTTAAGCGCGCCGCGACGAGCACGCGTCCCGTAGCGTGCTTCCAGATCTGTCAGCATACCGAGAACAGCGTCGTCACGATCAGTGCCCGCGATATCGGCACGGGTCAGTTCTGTGCGCCGCTGCAGAGTCTTGCGCGCCGCCTCACGGACCCAAGAGTTCTCGTCCTCGATAATGCGTGCGATGGCCGCATGAAATGCCTCGTGACGGAGAAAGAGCAGGGCGTGAGCCACTGCTTTTCGCACCTCCCATTTCGGATGGGCTGAAAGCCGCAGCAGGCGCTCGCCGATCTGCGACCTGAGTGGTTCGGTGACCTGGCGGGTGCGGAGCCAATCGCCGGTGACCTCGACGGCATCCTGGACCGTGGCCCATTCGTCCGAGTCCAGCTCCGCCAGCAGGGTATGTTCTTCGCTGTCCGCCATGGCCGTGTCAGTGTCCGTACTTCGCCATGCGCAGTTTGAACGCCTCCGCGCCACCCTCCAACAGATGTTCAATCTGCCCCTTGACGTCATCGACCGACCCCTGACGAGAGACGGATCCGTGGCGTCCATCTGAAGCGAAAACGAAGACTCGTTCCGCCTCGCCCAATACCGGGATGTTGGGGTTGTGGGTTACAAAGATCAACTGCCGCGTTCCCTTTACCTCGCGTAGACTCTTGACGATGGTGTCATAGACATAGGCGTTGTCGAGATTGTCTTCAGGTTGATCAACCAGCAAAGGCCGTTCGCTCTCGAAAAGAAGAATTGGCAGAATTACCGTGCAGCGCTGACCAGTCGACAAGCCCGCTGAGCTCTTGTAGTCAGGCCCATCCTTCAGTTCGATTTGGGGCTCGTCCTCCAGATCGATGGTTTCCAATTTGAAGGCGAAATCAGTATTCTGGATATTGCCGAGCACTCTCTGCGCCTGATCTACGGCAATGCTGGCACGCTCCGACAATCGCTGGATATTGCCGCGGCGCAGCAATTGTGACAGCTCTTCAGGGGCAATGGTTTCCACAATCCGGTCAACGATGCGGTTATATTGGATACCGGATCCTTTTAGTGCAGAACTGAGCATTTCTCGATATCCGGAACGGTCGCCCGCCTGGATAATCGAAACTCGAATTGTTGGAGACAACGCGGTTGTGAGCCGTTCGGCTATCGTCTTCCGTATAGCGAAGCGACGATCACGTGTGTCCGATAATTTAGCCAGCATCTGCCGGTGAGTATTTTCCACACCGCGCCGCTTCTGCCTCAATGTCTCGAGTTCTACCTTGGCTTTGGACAGGCTCAAATGCCGCTGCTGCAGGCGGGTTCGTTCGGTAGCCCTCTGCTTCTCCAGGGCGGAACGGGCAATGACCTCCCGATACTCCTGCTCCTGTCGACCATGTTCCTCTGCCAACCGCCGCGACGCCGTCTCAAGGTTGGCAAGCAGCTTATCGCAGCGATCCCGGATCCTGGGCACGGCATCCCGAAACACCTTGGTAAATTCGGCGACCGCCGTTTCGATCTCCTGAAACACGGCACCGTTGGGCCCGGTGGTTAAGCCGTCACCGAGAGCATTACCGCAATCGTCGGCAACAGATCGGGCAAATTGCGCGAAGTCTTCTTTGACTGAGCCGACTACGCCACGCAGGTCGTTGATCGCTGAGGCCTCCCGTGACCGAAGGGTTTTGTTGGCATGGACAGCGTTTATCAAATCGGCTTCCGGCCCATCAATTGCCTGCATTTCCTCGAGACGCTTCGTTACCACATCTAGTTCCGGGACCACTTCCTCTATTTCGCGGATTCGCTGGTCGAGATTGCGCAAGTCAACGGCCGCGCTCTCGATTGCACGCTTCTGATGCTGCATCTCCTGAGCGACGTTCCGAATTTCCTCTTCCTCGAACTTGTCGATCAGAGAAAGTTGGAAGCGTGGATTAGTGGCGATCTCCTCAATCTCGTTCTGACTGTAGATATCAGCTTTGAATACAAGGTCACGATCAAGAGACACCGACACTGGCTTTCCATCTTCATCCAGAATCTGAACGCTGTCGCCCCAAGGCCGCTCGGCCCGGTAACTGGTCCCGTGTTTGGTCTCGACCTCCACCGAGATCGTGCCGCTACCAAGGTTGCCGCGTACGATCCCCTCGATGATCCTGGCGCGGGGGCGGCTGTCACCCTGGGTAGGCATCAGGTCGAGGACGTAGCGAAGGAACTCCAGGACGGTGGTTTTACCCGTACCGCGGCCGCCGATGATGCAGTTCAATCCGTCGACGAATTCCAGACGGGCGCCGTCCAGGAAGCCCCCTGAGACCTCAATGGCCACTATCTTATGATGCGGCTTTCCGGCCGCGCCCTGATCGTCAAGAACATCACCGTCCAACATCACCGGTTCCTTTCGTTAGCCCTCATCCCGATAACCACCCCATTCGGGCGGTCAATTCCTGCGCAGCCAGGTGACATTGGGGCGTATCGTACTTTTCGACGAAGGCGGCCAGAGCGCGGACAGACGGCACGCTCCCGCAGTCGCGATTTGTCCAATAGCCAAAGGATACCACGCACGTCGAGTTCCTTCGCCTCGGCGAGTGTCGGGAAGGGCTTGTTGCCAGTCGGTGAGGGAGACGCGTACGCCACCCCGATGCGCGATTCGGAGTTCCAGCGATAGGCCGACTCAATCCCTCACGACTACGCAGGCCCTATTTTGTTTTCGTGCGACTACGATAAACTATTGGTTTAGCTTTATTTTCTAGTTCAGCACGCCTACCGATCGCCCATCGACATTGATCGCGAACGGTCTCCTATGCATGAATCCCTGTCCGGCCCCAACGCCATCGCCGCCGACCGCATGACAGCGGAGGAGCGTCTCGCCGAGGTTGGCCGCCTCTTGGCGGCGGGCATTCTCCGGCACCGAACCGGAGACATTCGCCTGGACTTCCCGCCCGATAAGAGCGGTGTAGGTCGCGAACCACGGTCTCCGGTGAGGGTGTGAAGATGCGCGCGGCAGGACAAACAATTCGAATCGGACCACCCCGCCCGGGTGCTGACGCGGGCAATGACGCGACGGTCCTGGCACGGCTGACGGCGTTGAAATCGATGTCGGTCAACGAACTGAAAGCGGAATGGCGGTCGCTGTTCGATGCCGATGCACCGAACAACAGCCGTCCGTTCCTGGAGATGCGGCTCGCATGGCGGATCCAGGAACTTGCCCATGGCGGACTGTCTCGCGAAACAACCCGGCTGCTCGATGCCCTGGCTGACGAGTTGCGGGGCAAGCCCGTCCGCAAGGCCATGATCGGCGATCCCCGCAGGCCGGTGGCCGGGACGAGGCTGGTGCGGGAGTGGAATGGCACTGAGCACACCGTCACCGTCCTGCGCGAGGGCTTCGAGTTCGAAGGTCGGAAATACCAGTCCTTGTCAGCCATCGCACGCACCATCACTGGCACGCGCTGGAATGGTTGGCGGTTTTTTGGATTGCGGGAACTTACGAGAGAGGATCGATGAAGAAGCAGACCGGATCGGTCGTCAGCCTGCCGCGGCGCCTGCGTTGCGTGGTTTATACCCGCAAGTCGAGCGAGGAAGGCCTCGACATGGAATTCAACAGTCTCGACGCCCAGCGCGATGCCTGCGAGGCCTTCATCGCCAGCCAGAAAGCCGAGGGTTGGGTGGCTTTGCGCGACCGCTACGACGATGGCGGCTTCTCTGGCGGCACATTGGAGCGGCCTGGGTTGCAACGTTTGCTGGCGGACATCGAGGCCGGACTGGTCGACGTGGTGGTGGTTTACAAGATCGACCGCCTGTCGCGCGCGCTGATGGATTTCGCCCGGCTGGTCGACGTGTTCGACCGTCACGGTGTGACCTTCGTGTCGGTGACGCAGAGCTTCAACACCACGACGTCGATGGGCCGTCTCACGCTGAACATTCTGCTCAGTTTTGCCCAGTTCGAACGCGAGGTCATCGGCGAACGCATCCGCGACAAGTTCGCTGCGTCCCGCAAACGCGGCATGTGGATGGGTGGGTTCGTGCCGCTCGGTTACGAGGTCAAGGATCGAAAGCTGCTGGTCAACGAAGCCGAGGCCGCGACGGTGCGCATGATATTCGAACGGTTTGCGCAGATCGGCTCCGCCACCACCCTGGTTCGGGCTCTCGTCGCCGAGGGCGTGCGCAACAAGCGCGGCAAGCCGATCGACAAGGGGTATCTCTACAAGCTGATCAGCAACCGCGTCTATCTCGGCGAGGCGGTGCACAAGGGCACGTCTTACCCCGGCGAACACACGGCGATCGTCGATCAGGCGCTGTGGGACAAGGTCCATGGCGTGATGCAGGTCAGCCCGCGTTCGCGGGCAGCCGGGACGAGGGGTCAGACCCCGGCGCTGCTGAAGGGACTGATCTTCGGCCCCAACGGATCAGCGATGACGCCCACGGCGACGAAAAAGGGCAGCCGCCGCTATCGGTACTACACGTCGATGGATGTCATCCGGGGTCGAGAGCCCGCCACCGGCACCGCGCCACACCGGTTGTCCGCCGAGATGGTCGAGAACGCGGTGACCCAGGAAATCAGGCGCCTCGTGCGGACCCCCGAGGTGGTGGCGCGGACCGTGGTGGCGGCGCGCCAGGAACAACTGGACGTGGATGACCGCGAGGTGGTCGCCGGCCTGAACGAGTTCGACGCGATGTGGCTGTCCCTGTTTCCGGCCGAGCAGGCGCGCATCGTCCACCTCCTGGTGGAACGCGTCACCATCACCGGAGAGGGAATCGCGGTCGACCTCCGTACGGCTGGTCTCGGCTCCGTGGTGCGCGACATGCTTGGCCGGCGCGCGGTGGAGGCCGCCGCATGAACGCCGCATCCGAAACCATCCGCGTCGTCATTCCGTTGACGATCAAACGGCGCAACGGGCGCCCGCGCATTTTGCCGCCCGAGGAGATCGAATCGGCGGTGGACGGAACCGCGCACGACCCACGGCTGCTGCGCGCAATCGCACGCGCTTGGGACTGGCGCCGGCGGTTGGATCGGGGCGAGGTCATGACAATCAGGGACATCGCCGCCGCCGAGGGCGTTACGGTGCCGTTCGTCAGCCGCTTCCTGCGGTTGGCCTACCTGTCGCCCGAAGTCTTGGAGCGCCTGCTGATCCACCGGCGGCCCTGCGCGCTCCCTCTGGACAGGCTGGCGGGGACCGCGTTGGTTCCGTGGGCGGAGCAGTCGACGAAAGTGTTCGACGGCTGA